TCTTAACGGCACATTGCAGATTCAGCTGGATTATAACTCATTTGCTCGTGCTATTTACACTACAACGGATACTAGTGCTACTGTCAATGGGTTCATTGTAAGCAGTGTGCAATTAGTCTATGATAAGATTTCTGTAGAGCAATCCTTTGTAGATCGCATCAAAGCCGATATGGCTATGGGTAACAAGTTTGTGTATGGCTATACTAACTACCAATCCACTACGTTGGTTCCGACCGCCAGTGCTACTACTACGCTTAACTATGGTCTCAACGTTTCATCTCTTCGTGCCATTGTATCTAATCAGTTGGCTACTGCCGATCTTGGTACTGCACAGAATCAGGGTCTATCCGTGGTCAATGCCCTATCATTGTTCCAGGTCTCATTGGACGGCCGTCTATTGAACAACAATACGCTTAACGCTTCTACCTCGGAAGCTCTTGTGTTTGCTGAACTTAACAAATGCTTTTCTCGCTTGTTTGATGCTACTTCTACGGATCTTGGCGTGAAAGTCTCAGAAGCTGCTTCTACGTTTGCTACTAACTACTTTATGGTAGGCGTTAGCGCTCAACGCATTAATGAGGCTCTTGCCTTCTCTGGTTCTCCTGTCAGTGTTGTAGGTCTGCAAGTTACGGTTGGCGCTACTGCTTGTACTATGTTTTGCACGTTTATCTCAGATTACCAATTACTTATTGATGCCTCAGGAAGCGTGGAAATCGTCCGATAAAAATCTCGCGTCTGACACCTTCGTAAAAACTCTACGGCATAGATAGAATGGCAACCATCTATCGCATCAAGGGAGGAGAAGAATCATATATAGGGAGTACAAAACGTAAGCCATTATATAGGTATAATAACCACAAATATGATTTTAAGCGCGGACATAATATGTGTAGTTCCTTTTCCCTGTTTGAGAAATATGGAGTGGATCAATGCACACTAGAAGTACTGGAAGAGTGTAAGCTGGAAGAACGCTACATAAAGGAACGTGAGTGGATAGAACGTACTGCGAATGCAGTCAATAAGATTATTCCTCATGTAACAAAGCAGGAAAAGAATACCAAACGCCTCATATTGCATGAGTGCGTATGCGGTGGTAAATACTCGGTTGCTCATAAAGCACGTCATTATGCGAGTACATTCCACGTAAGACATTCACAGGCCTAAGATGCCACATAAACACCCATTATGATATTTTTTCTTATCTCATAATAGATGCCCTTTAAAGTTGTTAAAGTCCCTGGGGGATGGAAAGTTGTTAATATGAAAACAGGTAAAACCTATAGTCAAAAACCATTAAGTAAGCTAATGGCTGAACGTCAGATGCTTGCAATAATAATATCGGAACATAGAAAATCTATGGTATAATATAATGGCAATTACTGAATGCCGCTCTGAATTAACAAAGGCTTTATGCCCATTTGATAACCAAAAATGCATGGATACAAAATCTCCTTTGCCTATGAAGCCTTGTAATTATGGGATGTTTGCCCGAGCAGGTGGAGGCAAAACAACGTTACTCCTCAACTTGCTCATGAAAAAAGAGAGTCCATGGTATAAGCATTTTGATTTGATATTTCTAATCAGTCCTACGGCTGCTAATGATGATAAGATGCAACCCCTCATAGAAGATATTGAGGATCGGCATTATGAGGACTTAAACAATGATGTGCTAGAGGATATTTTGGCTAAGATTGAGGCATATAAAGAACGTCATGAGCGTAAGAAGCGTAAGGGTAAGCCCATTTTTTGCATTATCTATGATGACTGTATCCATCAGATCAAGGGTAAGAATGCATCCCTTGTAACTAAGTTTGCAACAACTGCGAGACATTTATCCATTGTAAATATCTATTTGCTACAAAAATACAATAGCTATATGCCTACACTTATTCGCAGCAATTTAACGGTTACAAGTTTTTTCCATACAGAGAATGAGGGAGAACTGGACTCTTTCATTAAAGAACAGTCAGGCTCAGAACATAAGCTACGGGCATTATACAATTTTGCTACTGCTACACCTTACTCCTTTCTGCATATCAATAGCTATTCTCAACCTACTAGGTATTTCCGTTGCTTTGATCCGATTGAGTACCGTGAAAAAAAAGCTAGTAAATAGTATATGAGGAAAAAATTGAATTATGTTAGGTCTAAGCCATTAGACGTTAAAACACAAATTAACCCAGCTCCTATGATGTTTAGTAATCGTCCTCCTGTTCTTAATACAGCTAGTTATATACAGCCTAGTAGTGCTATACAGCCCTATTTCAAGATCCCTACGGATCAACAGAAGGTTGTAGAACAATTTTACAATATGAATCGTTAAATTTCTTATAATGTAGTATATGGACCAGATGGAAGATTGCGCGAAGCGGGGTAGGCGTATGCGTAAAGCAAGACAGCGCAATGATGATACTGTGCAGTTGCTTCCCGATTCATTACTAAAAAAACTCAAAAAGCATCAAAATGTTAATATAAACGTTATTAAGGTTGCGCAAAATGTTGGAGATAAACGTCCATTAGGGCAACCGATTCGGCTTAGTTCTCAAGGAAATACGTTTGCAAATATGCCACGTCCTCTACAGACTGCTAGTTATGCAAATCCTACCTCTGTAGTACAACCTGTATTCCGTATTACACCTCAGGGAGAGGGTCAAGCAAATCCACTATATCACATGAATCGTATTGCATCCGATGATATTCAGCAGCCTATTCAGACGCGTGTTAATCCTGCAGATATTACTCCTGTAAAAGCTCCTAGCATTCGTGCAGTTCAATCTAAATCAGCTCCTAGTCCTTATAGTTTGATGGATGATTCTTCCCCTGATATAGAAACTCCTATTCATTATGTGGAAGATGTTCCTCCAATGGAAGGGGATAATCCATTAGCCAATATTGAGCCTAGAGTGGATAGCATAAGAGCAGTTCCGTCTGCATTTTGGCAGCCTTTAGAGGGTATGGATGGAGTGGATCAGGATGAAGCTATGGAAGAAGGTAAGCAAGAGTTGCATCCTCTCTCTATTTTTCCTGCACAGGCTGCACAGGCTGCTGAACCTGAATATATTCCTAGACCTAAGCGTGTAATAGAACCTGGAAAAAGAGTTAAGCCAGTTCCAGCAAATATACCAGTTCCAACAGTTATACTAGAATCCTCAGAATCAGATTCAGAGCCTCCTGGTAAAAATCCAAAATTTTTAGGGGAAGTAGCTTTGCCAAAAGGATTATGGAAGAGTGCGACTAAAGATCGTTATTATGTACTGGATACTAATACTGGGCGTAAAGTGCGCACGGATGCAAAAGGAAATCCTGTTAGTCAGTAGTATGGATCAGCAACAGATAGAAAAACCAGTTGTTAAACCTACGGTAAAAAAGCGTAAGCCAAGAGCAAAACCTATTAAGCTTGTTATAGAAAAAGGGCTATTTACCTTAGAGTTTAAATAGCTAGTATAAGTCCTATTACAAATGGAGGAAGAGATATTTTTAAAAACGCTAATAGCTTTGTAAGCGCTTCTGTTTTTATCCAATCTGTTATGCTATTCCATATCCGATCTATTATACTAGTTCCATACACTTCGGTAAGACCCATCTTAAAAAAACACGCCAAGCACTAGGTGCAATAATTTTAGGATTGAGTAGCTGCCGTTCAAAATCATCTTTGCTTACGGATCGTGCTGGAAAGCTAGTAAATGCATGAGCCTCAAGCTGCTTAATAAACTCTGCATCACGTTGCCACCATGATATATAGCATACAACTGCTTTATTGGATAGGTCTTCTGCATCTAGTGCTAGACGTGCATTTTTGTTGCGCACATCAATAAAGAGATAATCGTGTGCAGGGAGGGACTTAAAGGGAATATTTATGTAGTGTTCGTTCCAGGCAAGAACCTTGCCCCAAAAGTTAAAAAGTTCCTTATCTAAGGGCTTAATATCCTTTGCATGAATAACAATAACGCTTTTCGGAGCGTCTTTAGGTTCCTCTTTACGCTCTTCTTTAGGCTCTTCTTTGCGCTCTTCTTTAGGTTGTACTACCTCGTTAATAACGGGTGGTAATCGTGCTGGATCCATTATACTTCTTCTTTAGAAAATAAACGCGCTGATATGCTCTAGAGAATATCAAGGGCTACGGTAGAGATGTCCTGGATGCAAGCATTGAAACAATATAATGAGGGTAAGGCCTGGTCTGTTCCCCGCAAAGGTAGTGCAGAGTATTTGGCAGTCATGGAGCTAGTAGCTAAGATTCCTAAAAAGGAAAAAGTTGCAAAAGCTCCAAAGGTTGCTCCTGCTCCCGCCCCTGTTCCTGCTCCTGTTCCTGCCCAAGCTCCACAAGCTCCACAAGTAAAAGAAAGTGAGTCAAAAGTAGAAAAAAAATTGAAAGCTCCGAAGCCTGTTTCTGCTCCTGCTGTTATGGTCACTGCTCCTGCGGCTCCTGAGGCTCCCGTAGTGAAAGCTCAAAAAAAAAAGCCTGTGGTCTCAGCCTAGTATTTAATAGTTTATTATGGATTTTGTTTATAAGGCTCATTGGAGATGCGTTTTTATAGTCAGGCAGCTACATGAGGGTATTTTTACTTAATACAAATTATGGATAGCTATTTTTAGTAGTTATGCATAATTACATTAGAAATTAGTTTTATTAGGCTTCTCCCAATTTGCTCTTGTATGTCTCAATACGTTTGAGGAGTTGGTCCCGTTGCTTCTCTAGGTCCGCTATTTCTTGATCCTGTTCTAGCTTAGGAGGTTCAATGCGATTATTAAGGGTAGTAGCAATAATGCTCTCAAATATATGTTGGTCCTTCTCTATAATAGTAAAATGGAACTGGATATCTAATCCTTGCAAGTTCATAGGAGTATAGGAGAGATTTGTACTGAGATAGAAATTCATGGAAGAAATAATGTTATTTACAATCCAAATCGGCTCAGACTCTTGATACTGTTGGATATAGGTATTTTGCTGTGTATAAATAGGGATCCGATATAAAATATCTGAAAATACATCCTTCTCCGTTTGCCATTCGCGATTTTTGAACTGCTTTAGAGTTGGACTACGTAGATATAGAGTATTTACAGGATTTGCTACTGCTACCTTATCTCCAGTTGCAGAACTAAGATTGCTAAATACTGCATTTCCTGAAAATCCGAAAAATAGTCCTAGAGATGTATTGCTGCTAAAAAATAGCGTTACTGTCATAGCATTTGTTATAGAAATAGTTGTTTTACTAGTTGTTGTATTATATGCTACAGTTACTGCTGCAGAAATAGTTGTAACCGATAAAATATATGCTATTACTTTTGCTTGTAGTTCTGCATTGACTGTATTTACATTATAGTTTCCAGGTGTTAAACTAATCGTTCCATTGTATGTATTTGCTCCATTTACTACACGGATAGAAACTGTCTGTATATCACTGGATAACTGATAGAAGCTAAATGGGATTGTTATGCCATGAACTATTACTTGGAACATAGTTCCTTTTGCAATAAGTCCTATTAACTGGCTTAGCTGTATATTCATATCTGTGCTAGTGCCTGAGTTGCGATAGGCACTGTTAATATGAAAACTATACCGAGCTACCTCGTCCGTCATTCGTTATTAACTACTTCGTTTTTAATACTACCTACTACTGCTACAGTCTCTGCCGTATAATCCTTCTTCTCTTCTTGATTGAGGGACTCTAAAATAAGTTTGCGGCTATTTGCTGCTAAGCGCTCCGCATCCTCATCACTGATCATAAATTCTTTGTAGTTAAAAAGTTTTTTAATACTATCAGCGGAAGTTCCTGCAAAAAATCGTGGGTTAAATGCCATACGTATCTGTATAGTATTTACACAAAAAATATAGTTTTAGAACTCAGTTTAAATTTAGTTTAAAATACAGTATGAGCGCTAACTTGTTTGGCTACGCCACCCCGCTTAAGAAACGGGAGGATAGCATCGCCAATAGAGCCGATTTGATGGCCGATTTGAGCGCCTTCCTTACCTCCTGCTAGGCCTCCAATAAGGTTGCCAAGCATCCCCCCAAGGATTTTCTTGTGAGCCATGCCAGGCGCAGGAGCAGCAGGGCCACCACGCTTCAAGAACTTCCGTACTCCGTACTCTCCCAAGTTGCCGAGCATTTCAACCAACTGAGGATCTAGACCTGCACCCGTAAATTGATTCGCATATTTCGCAATATCTCCACCAAGAGCTTTCTTAGGGACGCGACCTCCCTTCTTCATACCACCGCGTGCTTTAGAGGCTTGTTTTGGCATTATATCATTGGAGGACATTATTTTTCCACCATGTTTGAGTCCAAATAAACTGTTAAAAGAATTAACTCCCGCATTGTGACGGTTTTCCAGATCCTTTCTGCTGCCAAATAAAAAGCTCATTATACTATAGCATTAGAAAACACTGTGACGTGCCATACTTCTGCTCATGGATAGCATCCGTAGGCGTTCATTTATTTCTGCGAGGGACTCCATACGTTTTTTAGTTTTTGTAACATATTTCTGCGTTGGATAATCATCATCGGACTCGGACTCGGACTCGGACTCGGAATCGGCTGCAGAGGTTTCACTGGTTTCACTATAGTAGTATTTCTTTGGAGCCCGTGATACTTTTGCCCGTGGTTTATTTTTACGTGCGGGAGGACTGGGAGGCTCTTGCTCGGACTCGGAGGATTCTGGATAGCATACTTCATTTTCTTTATCATTACTAATAGGACTATCTTCGCTCTGCGTTGCAAACTCTGCAGTAGGCTTAACTCGCTTTGTATATTTCCGTTTTGGCTTAACAACTGCGAGGATTTTTCCATCAGGGACCTCTGTTGGAATCGGAGCTTCTTTAAGTGCCTCAATACGCTTATTCTTGCGTTTAGGGACTACCGTAGCGTCTTCAGGAACTGTCTCAGGAATGGCATGTTGAATTTCCTCTCTGCGTTCCTCTTGCTTCGTTTTCCAGCGAACACGGTTTTTCTCAATAAGTTTTTCTAGGTTTGCTTTTTGCTTTTCAGATAATGGACGTTTTGGCAGCGACTTATATGCCATTGTCTGAGATACTGCTACTGGATCAGAAGGTTTATCAATAAGAACTACAGTACCCTCTGGAATTACATTCTTTGGCATCTTAACCATCTATATCAGGATTATAAAAAATAATCATAGGTTTTCGTATAGGTTTTATCAATCTGGAATAGGCATAGTAAATAGGGTGGGCCATGCATAAATCGTCTGTATTTACAATACGTTTTGCAAAAATTCTTGTTATTGATATGATTGAGTACTTCAAAGTCCATGCTTTCTCCATACATAGATATTTTCGCTTCGTAGTTTTCCTCCAAAGCGACTTGCAATAGGCATTTGTAAAATCTCAGTTGCTTCCATCTCTAATGCATTATACATTTCACATGGCATATTCAATACCATCGTTCCTCCTTCCTTTAAGTTCTCCCATGCCATGCGAATAACTGGTAGGAAAAATGTATCTAGAAAATCCTGTTTTGATTTATACTGAGGCATATTTTCATAACGTTCTAGCATAAAATAGGGTGGGCTTGTAAATATCATATCATACCGGATGGATGTAAAATCAAATGTCTCTGAGGGCTGATAATGCATTATAACATTACCTGGATGATCTTGAAGTAAGGCATCATAGCATGGCTTGAGATTCGTATTAGAATCAATGCCTATATAGGGAATACCCATTTGTATGGCTGCTAAACAACGTCCTCCCCATCCTGCACTAATATCCAGAATACATGTTGGCTGATAACGTGTATAAATATACTTTGCGATTGCAGGTCTAAATTGATTAATGGTTCCATACCATAACTGGAATGCTTTATATGCCGATCCTCTATACTGTATGCTTTTTTGTCTTAAAAATTCCATTCGTTCCTCATTTTGCTGTATAGAATACCAAGACCATCCCTTTGTAATCGTTTTATGTCTTGCTTCCTTAAAATATGTATCTAGCAGTCGGAGTCCATCCCTAGAGAGATTCATTCCTTAGTTAATTATCATTTTATATTTACAGCATATAATTTGCAATAAAAAGCTCCTTAGCCTTTGGATCCTTTTTACTTACAGCAGCATACTTATAGTGCGTCTCTACCTCA